ACCACAGCCACTACCGGTGTGAAGATTGCATGGGATTCTATCTGCTATGTTCATTCTGGTATCCAAGAAACGAATAACACAATGATCCTTGGACACCTTCACAAAGCTCTGAAGCCGTCCAACATGCTGACGATGATTGAAGATGCTAGTGTCATCTATCGTCTCTCTCGTGCGCCTGAACGTCGTATCTTCTACATTGACGTTGGTAACTTGCCGAAGCAGAAGGCCGAGCAGTATCTCAAAGACATTATGTCGAAGTACAGAAACAAGATGGTCTATGATGCTACGACTGGTGAAATCAGAGAAGATAAGAAGTTTCTTTCGTTCATGGAAGACTATTGGTTGCCACGTAGAGAAGGTGGAAGAGGAACTGAAATCACCACTCTACCGGGCGGCGAGAACTTAGGCGAAATGGCTGACATTGAGTACTTCAAAGAAAAGCTATATCAAGCTCTCAACGTGCCAGTCAGTCGTCTGAAGTCAGAATCGACAATGAGTTTTGGCGAAGGTGCAGCGATCACACGTGAAGAAATCAAGTTTGGCAAATTCATCTATCGCCTCCGCAACCGCTTCACTGAGTTGTTCGATGTGCTGCTTTCGACACAGTTGATGTTGAAGGGCATCATCGCAAAGGAAGATTGGCGTGTCATTCGTCAGAAAATTTTCTACAGCTTTCTCAAGGACACCTATTACTCCGAATTGAAAAATCTGGAAGTCATTCAGATGCGAGTCGGCGCAGTAGATCGCTTTGTGAACTACGCTGGCAAGCTCGTTTCGTGGGAATGGGTCCGCAGAAATCTGTTGATGCAAACTGACGAACAGATGAAACAGCTTGACGCACAGATGCTCAAGGAAAAGGACGATCCTCGTTACCAACAGCTTGAAGCTATGACAGGCGGCGGTATGATGCCTGGAGCTATGGGCGGCGGTATGATGGGCGGCATGGGCCAGCCTGGAATGGATCAAGGCATGGGCCAACCCGATGAAGAAGAACAACCCGGCATGAACATGGATCAAAACATCGGCAGCGAAGGAATGGCCGGTGTCGGTGGCGCAGAACAAGAACCGGATCAAAGCCAAGAGCAAGGTGGTGGCGAAGAAAAAGATGACGAAGAACAGCCACAACAAGCTCAAGCAGCACAAGCTGGCGCTGGCTCCGATGAAGAAGAGCCAGAGGAAGACGAGGAAGAGCCTATTGATCCAGACGATTTACCAACAGAACGTATAACCAAGAATGTGGAATCTTTGTTCCGACGCTAATTTTCACGAGTATAAATTTGGTATTACACTAGAAGAATATGACAAGGTATTGGAAGCACAGAACGGTGTGTGTCGAATTTGCTACGAAAAGAATTATGGCAATATGTCATTAGCGGTTGACCACAATCACGTATCTGGTGTAATACGTGGACTCTTGTGTAATCGGTGCAACACTGTTATTGGATTACTAAGAGAATCACCGATTCTGTTGCATAGCGTTGAATCATATTTGAAGGAGTCACTATGGCGTCGATAACAAAGATAAACCTATTCGGAAACTTGAAGCGGCTTAACAAACACGGCATCCCGCCCGTACCAAAATCAAAGAGAGATGTAGTAACAAAACCACCACTTACAATTCATGGCGCAAATGGCAGCTTTGTAAATAAGGTCGTGCAACCTGCTATCGTTGTGCCGGTGGTCGAAGAGACTGTCATTAGCGTCGAAAATCACGTTACATCAGTCGAAGAAGAGCCTAAGATAGAAGCTCCCGTCGAAAAGCCTGTTGAAAAACCAGTACAGAATTGGAAGGCAAAGCGGGAAAACAAAGGAGTAGTAACTGCACCGATCAAGGAGTAAAGTTCAATGACGAACGTTCGTGTAAGCCAAGGCATATCATCGTTTGTAAAGGCAAGAACGCCGCAGACTCACACTGGCGTATCGAATGTCACTGCAACTGTAATTACTCCACAGACCATCGAACTTAATGGCAAAAGTCCTGACAGTACCTACCCATTAGGAACGATGGGATATCGGATCGGAGTGACAGATCGAGTAGTTGGTTCTGATGCAAGTGAAGTGCCAGCCGGGTTTGTGGTATTGAACACGACTAATGGGAATGTGTTTCAGAACATTGGTGGTGAATGGTTTGCTTTGGGTGCGATTGATAGTTTTGACCAGATCGACCCAACACTAATTCCAGCATGGAACAACACGATTCCTGGTGTAAATGGGCCGGGTGTTGGTTATAGTGTAACAACATCAGAACGCACAATTGGAAGTGCAGCGACGGGATATCCTGAAGGGTTTCTCGTACTGAATCAATGTACTGGACATGCATTCGTAGTAAGTGGTGGCCTATGGGCATCGGGATCGTTTCCTTCTAATCTTTTGGCAGCATGGTATGAACAAGAAGGAGTTGATTATGTTGAAAGCACAATCATTCACATGTACGGAAGAGCGTCCATTGTTTCGTAGGGAAGAAGGTTTGTAAGCGGAAGGTAATAAACGCTAAATATCGGAGAGCTATGCTGCGAACTGGACAAAAATACAACGGCAATCCATGCCAAAAGTGTGGATCGACTCTTAGACTGGTAAGTAATCGAAAATGTATTCGATGCGAACAAGAAAGAGTGCGCCTGTCGCCCCGCCACAAAGTATATATGGCTCAATATCAGCGAAAATGGAAATATGGGATAACACAATCGGTATATGATGATCTTCTTTCTGAACAAGAAAGAAAATGTGCCATTTGTTCACGATTATTGGATTCTTCTTCAAGAGATAACACAGCTTGTGTGGACCACAATCATTCAACTGGCGAAGTACGTGGATTGTTATGTAGACCATGCAATCAAGCGATAGGAAATTTCCAAGACAATCCTGAATTGTGTCGGATTGGTGCCAAGTATCTTGAAGGACGGAGAAATTAGAATGCCGAAGAACATAGTTGAGTTAATCTCAAGTGGACAATCCATTCATGCAGTGAAAAATGTAGAACGGTCCCTCGCAAAGAAGCTGAGAACGGCTATTTTTGAACAGAAATCGAAGGTCGCACGCCAAGCGTATGGAACACTTGACGAATACTTTGGTGGCGACGAACAACCAGATTATGTGAACAACTCCGACAACGCATATGCGGTATTCTTTGCGAATGCGCTCAAGAAATTCGGCGTGAACGGCCCCGAAGATTTCAAGGATGAAGTCACGAAGCAAAGATTTTTCGATTACGTAGACCACAACTGGCGGGCACAGGATTCGGTACAGACCCCAATCCAGGGCGCACAGGGTGGCGGCATGGAACAGGGTACCCAAACAGCCCTTCCTTCACCAGCTACCCCGCCAATGGCCCCTACAGCCCCGTCAGGCGGTTCTCCGACCACTGCCCAAGGGAATGATCCTTCCCTGGCAACGATGGCTCCTGCTGGCCCTAGCATCAATAAAACGGCTCCCCTGGACCAATCCGGCCAAGATCCGACCCTCAATGGCGTCCAAAACCAGCAAACTTACGCTGGCGACCCGGCTGGTGGCGATCAATACGGCGGCGATCCTCTCGCAACCGATGAAATGGGCGGCGAAGGTGGCGAGTTGGACGGCAGCGGCAGCTTTGGCAACATGGGCGGCATGAATCAAGGCATGGGCGCTGGAAACGGCGACATGTGCCCGATGTGCAAAGGAACCGGAAAGGCGGCTTGCCCAACTTGCGGTAGACCACACGAAATGAGCGGCGCACCTGGAATGGGTGGCGGCTTAGATCAAGATCCTGATTTGGAAATCGGACCAGAAGATGACGGCAGCGGAATGGGCGGTGACGATGAAGACGGAATGCAAGCAGATGGTTTCGGTGGAGATGGACAAGACGAACTTGCCGGTGATACCGAAGGTCTTGAAGGCGGTGATGAAGGGGGAGCTTTTGGTGACGAAGGCGATCAAGCCGGAAATGGAGACGGAAGCGTTCCGGGTGGAGACGAACAAGAAACTGACGATCCATTCGATGACGAAGACGCTTATACAATAGACGCAAGTGACTTCAACACTGGCGGCGGCGATGACGAAGATACCGACGAAGAAGGTGCTGACGAATTTGGTGAAGGCGGCTTTGAAGGTCAAGGCGACGGCGCAGATGAAGGCGACGAAGGTTTCGGAACCGGAGACCCGGATGCTGACATTGACAACGAAGAAAGTGAAGAAGATCCTGACGTAGCTACCGGCGCTGGTCAAGAAGCTGACTTACAAGGCGACGACCAAGATCCTGATTTAGAGATCGGTGATGATGATTCCGCTGACGAAGATAACGGCGACGATGAACAAGGCTTCAGTGGAGATGACGACTCTGACGAAGACGACGAAGACGACGAAGATTCTGATGAAGATCAAGACGATGATTCTCAAGATAGCAACGGTTCAGTTCCACCTAAGAAGACTTCTTTCGGTGAATCTCTGAAAGCAAGATCGTGGTCTCGCAAGGAACGCAAGGCAGATTCCAAGAAGCCAAATCGTCAAGCTGCCAAGAAAGAAATTCGCATGGCCGAAGATTTTGGATTCGGACTGGACGATGCTGAAGATGATGTGTTTCTCGCAGAAGCACTCATGATGCAGCAGAAAGCTCCTGCGCCAGATCCAGGATTGGGCAAGCTCATCAACTATGTGCAGCAACAGTTGAGTCGCATTAAGAAGATGCGTAACACTATGTTGATGCAGCTTCGCAGAGAACGTGCTGTTATCAAGAAAGACCCGGCCATCGACGGTCAAGAAAAGATGGATGCCATGAAGCAACTAGCACAGATGGCAACTGACAACAGAAAGTTCTTCAAGAATCAAGCCAAGCTCGTCAAGGCAATGTTCACCGGCAATCTAAGTGGCGGCGGCGATGACGGCGACGAAGAAGGCGGAATGGATCAGGACATGGATCAAGATCAAGATCAACAACAAGGTGGATTCCCACCAGTTGAAGGTCAAGATTTGAAGATTCGTGATGATGAAGGCACAGATCAAGGCGACGAAGGAGATCAGGACTTTGGTGATGACGTAGACAACCAGAGCGGATTTGAAGGTGGAGATGAAGGTGGCGACGAAGAAGCTGAACCAAGTGATGACGAAGAAATGAGTCAAGGCACAGCACCTTCCGCACCAGCAGGATTCCCGGCCAAGAAAAAGAGTCCGTTCCCACCGAAGAAAGACGAAGGTGGAGACGACGAAGATGCTGGAGATGAGGACAGCGGCGGCGATGATGAAGATGCAGCCCCGGCCAAACCAGCAAAGAAACCTTTCCCACCTGTCAAGGAAGAAGTTTTGAAAGAGTACGGCAATACAGCGGCGCTCGAATCAAAGATCAAGATGCTGGCTATGCAGATCGCAACTAAGGGCGATCCAGGTGGCAAGCGCAGATCAGCATTGAACAGCCTGGAACATCAATTGAAGGCACGGAGATAATATGGCAACTTTTCTCGATTATATCAAAAAGGGAGACGCATCGAAAGCTACTTCGATGATTGAATCTGTCTTGAACCAAAAGACACTTCAGTTCATCAAGGAGCAACGGGCCGACGTGTCTAAGGCTGTGTACGGCGACAACGACGACACCGAAGAAGAAGAACTGACTGAAGGAAAACGAACCGATCCTTATGATGGACCGTTTCCTCGTAAGCGTCACTCACACAAATGTGATGGATGTAGAGCGCATGGACAGTACAATGCTGTTGCGTGCTACAAACAGCACTGCACACGTCCGCAACATACTGAGTCGTGTGGATGGTGCAGAACAGATCCGTCTTATTCTCACGAAGGATCGGACCAAAAGGACTATAAGTAAATGAACTTTGTCTCGCCTAGCGGCCACTCTCATAACGTCCATAATTCGGATGATGCTGAAAGCCATCCGGGTCATAGCGTATTGAAAAAGCATGGTTGGCAGTATCGTGGTACAGGCGAGGGATTTGCCGGAAACTTGGAACATCATTTTACTCATCCAAGTGCTCCGAAAGAACACATCGTTTTGCAAAAAGCGAAACATGCAAACGGTGAAGTAGAACATGTATGGCGGCAGTATGGCAGCAAGGGTGGATACAAAGAAGGCAGAAATGCTGAAGGACTTCATCACGCATCGGTAAAAGAGGGTAAGGAAGATATGAGAAAACTCACTGAACAAGAGAACGGCGCTTTGGCGGTCACAACTGCGATTGAATCTCTGTTGAAACAAAAAACGAAAGAGGCTATCGAAGAGACCCGCAAGCAAGTTGCTGCCGAGACTTTCGGTATGAGCTTCCAGAACGAAGACTTTCAGAAGGTCCAGGAAGATGCTGAGATCGACGCCGCCTACAATGACAAGGTTCAACTAGCTGAATGGCCGAAGGCCGACAAGACTCCTGACGTTCCAATGGCAACAGAACTCAAGGATAAGGCTCTGTACAACCATCACCAATATCATGCTGGCAACCACGATGCTCATCATGGTGGATGGGCAATGCATGACCTCCACACTTGGGCAAAGAACTATGCCAAGAAAAAGGACAAGGGCGTCTATGACAGAGAGAAGGCCGTCAAAGGTCTGACTCATGCCATCAAGAATTCCGAGCCTTCTTACTTCGGCAAGGCACACCACGAAAAGAGCGGCCAGACGATTTCCGGCGTTACCCGTCACCATGCCGCACAATTGTTGCTGCCGCACGTCGAAGAATTGATGAAGCAGCACCAGAAGAAAACGGTTAAGGAATCTGAAACCGAAGTGAACGAAGCTGCTCTTGAATACAAATATTCAGTTACCTTGGCTGGATATCGGCCCCTGAAGTTCAGAACGGAAAAAGCTGCCCATGATCGAGCGAAAGCATTAGCTGACAAGCACAAAACCAGAACAACGGTACATCAACACGGAGATGTAATCAATACTCCGAGTGGTAAACAACAAACTAAAAAGTTACTTGGAACATATGGACCACCAATGAAAGAATCTGAAGTAAACGAAACAACCACAGTTTCCAAAAAAGAAGATCCATATGATTTGGCGGGCACTCTTGGTTTGCCGACAAAGAAGAGCGTCAAAATAATGGGTCACACCGTCAAGCCTGGAACCAAAAAGCATTCGATCCTGTTCCAACAGAAGAAGCACGCCGACGACTTACAGAGAAACGAAGATATTGACGCTTATGGGGAAATCGCTCCTTATGACACCCATAAAGCTATGCAACAAAGAAAGAATAGAGAAGCCGTCAAAATAATGGGTCACACCGTCAAGCCTGGAACCAAAAAGCATTCGATTCTGTTACAGCAGAAGAAGCACGCTGATGACTTGCAGAAAAATGAAGAGGAAGTTGTCGAAGCTCGTGAGCCACAAAAGAACACGGGCGTGCATGAGCGCCTGAGGAGACATGGATTCGAGTACAAGGGAACCAAGAATGGATTCCGCCACTATGAGCATCCAAAGACCGGCGATGAAGTCAAGCACAAGTTCCCGACACTGAATGGCAATCACAGCTTCACTCACACCGGCCCGAATGGAAAGGTCGTTACCAAGTCTGCCAACACAGGCGACACCGAAATTCAAAATCATCTCGACAAGCACTTTCCGGTTCCGTCCAGATCGTCCGCTTGGAAAGTAGATAAGTCCGTGAATGAAGAAATGCTCAATGAAGTTCTCATTCCTGGCGAAAGACTGACACCAGAACAACACAAGCATGTGCTGTCTGCTTTCGTACATCGCCATACCGGAGAACATACTCCAGATTGGGTGAGACATAGCGATGACCATCACACTCCTACGCACAAGACCGACAAGGATTGGGTCCACGATCATGCGTTCCATTTCAACAAGAAGACCGGAAAACTCAGCGGAAAGCACAAGTATGCTGAACCGCACTACAAGGCTGATAACGTAAGAGAAGCCGAGAAGGAACATCATGCAGTAAGCAAGCCAGCCGCAAAGTCCGCTATGCCGCCGGAAGAAGTGAAAGTCGCAAAGAAGAGAGCATGGCAGAACGATGAGCGTATGCCGTGGCCGAAAGACTACTTCATGCACAAAGGTCAATCTCCGATCCACAGCTTTGCAGAACACATCAGACAGGAAGGAAAGTAAATGATTAACTCAGTCGAAGAACTGCTACGTCAAAAACTCTCTGCCGCTCTCACCGAAGAAAAGAAGAGAGTCGCTACAAAACTGTTTGAACTGATTCAACCAGCCGCTACTGCACCGCAGACATCCGGCACCACCAATACAACAGGAGCACCAAAAAACAATCAGGCCGCTGTCGCAGACAAGAAAAAGATGGATCAGATCAACGCACAAAGAGCCAAGCTCCAGGCATTGCAGTCGAAGACTTCTTCAGCCAAAGATCCGAATGCAATGAGAGCACAAATACAGGCGCAGCAACAGAAGTTGACTGCAATGCAACAAGAACTTTCAACGATTAAATAATATGAGAAGAAACTTTGCGATTGAATAAGCGAGGAAAGATACATGCCCTGGCTTCCAACTGATGTAGAAAGACATAACAAAGGACTGAGCGACCGTGAGAAACGACAATGGTGTCATGTAGCGAACGGCGCTCTTGAAAATGGCGATGACGACGGAACTGCCATTACTAAAGCTAATGGTGTCATTAAAAAGCATCGCATCGAACATACCGTTGAATCCCTCCTAATCATGAAGGCAAACCAGATGATCGAAGCCGCCAAAATGCAAATGATCGCTTCGGTATTTGAAGGCGCTCTCGACAACGAACCAGAAGGAATTCTACGTCAGTCAGGATGGAAGAAAAGTGGATCGCACGGCGACACAGTTCACTACTCTCACCCGGACAAAGCCGGTCACGAAATCCATCTCAGCAACAATGGCAACTGGCGGCACTATGATGGCGACTCCGCTCTTCAGTCTGGTTTCACCGGAGAGAAATTGAGAAAGCACTTATCACATCTTCAAGAAAGTATACTGTCCGAAGCAGATTATGAAGATGAATCGGGGGAACTCAAAGGATGCTACATCCACAGTTGCAATTTAATAAATATCATAGTAAAGGCAAACCATTTCTCCGGTCTGGTCGCAAAGAAACAGTTGGGGCATTTTTTGACATAATTGGCACGCCTTTGTTGCAATGTTTTGCATACAAATGGAAATCTCATGAAGACATTTCGTCATTGGTTGATTGAAGAATTATTGCTTTGTAGTGACCCTCGCCCAAGAGTTGAATTAGATCATAAAGGAAATCCAGTTATTCCAACACGAGAACAATATGCACAGTACTTCCAATACATGCAAGCCAAGTACATTCAGACTGCATTAGAGAATGCACGTAAGCTATGGAAGGATGCAAGCGGCCCGGAAAAGAAAGCACTCGATCTGGAAATTGAAGTCGGTGAGGATGCGCTGAAAAGCAAGTCAGTCAGTGAAGAAGAATGGCCGGTAGAAGACGATCTGGCGTACAACCTAAAGAAAGTCTACCCAGGCCATAGTCCGAAAGACAAGGTTTCATATCAGTCTGGTGGTGATTGGAAAGGTAAATAGGAGATAACCATGAATCAACTTTTGAAGCTCATCACAGAACAGAACGATAACATCATCATTGAAGCCGTTTCCGAAGGTTCAGGACCGGGCAAGGCATACTTCATTCAAGGTGTCTTCCTCCAGGCAAACCTACAGAACCGCAATGGTCGTGTCTACCCGCTTGACATCCTCGAAAGAGAAGTCACCCGCTACAATCAAGCCTATGTCGCACAGAACAGAGCACTAGGCGAATTGGGACACCCGGACGGCCCGACTATCAACCTCGAAAGAGCCAGCCACTTGATTACTGATCTGTTCAAGGAAGGCAACAACTTCATCGGCAAAGCTAAGATCCTCGACACCCCTATGGGCAAGATCGTCAAGAACATGATTGATGAAGGCGTCAAACTAGGTGTCTCCAGCCGTGGTATGGGCAGCTTGAAAGAGAACAGCCGTGGCATCCAGGAAGTCCAAGATGACTTCTACCTCGCCACAGCCGCCGACATCGTAGCCGATCCTTCCGCTCCGTCCGCTTTCGTGCGTGGAGTCATGGAAGGCAAAGAATGGATTTGGGACAATGGCATGTTGACCGAAGCTCGTATCGGTGACATCAAGCGCAATGTGGTTCAACAGAAGTTCTCAGAGAAAGCCATGATCGAAGCGTTCGACTCCTTCATGAAGCAGATCTCTAATGCACAGTTCTAGCTATTAGTCTTAGCAGACCACTTCTTGAACGACGGGATGCCGAGCTTTTCGATTTGGTAAGCAGTAATATCTTGGCAGATTTGGATGAATTCAGCGTCGGAGAGCTTTGTCTTTACGCTTTGTAGTTTCTTATCGATCCATTGGACATTGTTGGACACATATCCCTTTGATGAGTCAATACGATCAAGTGATGCGGTACCTGTATATTTGCCGTCGATCTTTCCCCACATCAACAAAGGTTTGCCAGATAAAGCACATTTTCTGTTCTGCTTAAGGAAGAGATTCCAGGCATATTCGATGGTGATTTCAAATGGCAACGCTGTGTGAGACTTGTATCGGCGGGACCGGCGTGCTTCGGTTGCTTCCATTTTTATTTGGCACCAGCGCCCGCCACTAAGTTCGCCATAACCAGTCCAAGCGGGATTCTTGTTGCCCCTGAATTTCAGTTTGCGGCAAGCGGGACACCCACTCTTATTGCCTCTGCGATTGCCAATTATAGCTTGCCATTCGTGCGAACATACTGAGCATTTCCACCACACTTTCGCATGGCTCCACTTTGTGTACGCATCAAGCGGCTTATCATTCTTTGTGCTCCATTCTTGAAGGAGCCTTTCATGTGTTTCGAGCATACTATCCTATATAGTCATTCTTTCAACACCAATATAGGCTCTCAAAAACAAGAACCTTCTAAATAATACCAGATCCCTGTATCACGGAGTCATCACAAATGGCAAAACGAATTGAAGATAAGATCCTAGACATTCTGAACAAAACAGAACTGTCTGAAGAAGTTCAGTACGAAATTTTGGGTGGTCCAGATCCGAGTACTCCCCTAAAGGGACCGCTGGATTACGCAAAGAACATCCAAAAGGCACACGTCCCACAGGCGCACCCAATTCCGGGCGTAGGTGAAGTAGGTAAGGACGAAGCTGACGAAAACGAACCTATCACTGATGTGGTAGATGACATGAACGAAGATGAAGACGAAGATGACGAAAAGAAAGATGATGATGAAGAGAAGGACGACGAAGACGAAAAGTTGGAAGAAACCTTCACATCTCTGTTGGCACGTCTAGCTGAAGAAGAAGTCGATGAAGACGAAGGCGAGACAAGCCTGAAAGACAAAGACGATGACTTCGGCACACCAGAAGAGACCCTTCCTGATGTCGATTCCAAGTTGGAAACACCAGAAAAGCTCGTCGCCCAGGCACCTGGAATCAAGGTAGCTGAGTGTGAATGTGGCAAACCTGGATGCAAGAAGTGCATGAAGGAAGACGAAGGCGAAACCTCTTTGGCTGACAATGGCACTCCTACGGAGACCCTGCCAGATGTCGATTCTAAGTTGGAAACCCCTGACAAGTTGGTGACCCCGGCAGTTGGCGCAAAGGCTCCAAATCCGGCATTCGGCACCCACGACACAGATGTAGCTGAAGACATCGAAGCCGTATTTGCTGGCACAAAGCTGTCTGAAGCTGCCAAGGCAAAGGCTGCAACAATTTTCAAGGCCGCTGTCACTCGCCGTGTAAACGAAGAGAAGACACGTGTGCAGCAAGTCGCAACGAAGAAACTGAAGGAAGCGTTTGCAATTCTGAAGGCACGTTCCGAGCAGAAGCAGACTGTGTACGAACAGAATCTTACGAGTCAGGTAGATCGTTACTTGAACTACGTTGTCGAAAACTGGATGGGTGAGAACCGCTTGGCTGTAGAGAAGGGCATTCGTGCCGAACTCGCAGAGAGCTTCATCGCCGGTCTGAAGAATCTCTTTGTGGAGCACTACATTGAGGTACCGGAATCCAAGGTTGATGTGGTTGCAACGCTTGGCAAGAAGGTAAGCAAGTTGGAATCGAAGTTGAACGAAGCCATCGAACTGAACACCAAGATGCGCTCTTCGTTGAACACCTATCGCAAGGAAGATGTAGTCCGTGCGGTATCGAGTGGTCTTGCAGATACGCAGCGTGAAAAGCTGGCAAAGCTGGCCGAAGGCGTTGAGTATACAACTCGCAAGGAATTTGCAGCAAAGTTGGTTTCTCTGAAAGAGGCATACTTCCCGAAGGCAGCGGCAACAAAGCCATTGAAGAAGGAAGAGCAGCCGCTTGTGGAGAGTGTACAGAAGCCAAAGAACAACGAGATGAGTCTCTACTCGCAAACATTAACAAAGATGAACAAGCGTGACTAATTGAGTATGAGATCAAAAGATCCAAACACTAAGACTTATGATGGCAAGCCATGCGTAAAATGCGGCTTGTCCATCAGATATGAATCATCACGGACATGTGCGACATGTGATCCGAGAAAAGAGTATTATAAAAATATCGACAAGAAAACGCAAAAAGATATTCAGACAACTGGCGAAAATGGAAATACGGGGTAACACTAGAGCAAGTTGTAGAACTGAAAAGAAAGCAAGATTTCAAATGCGCTATCTGTCGAACAGAGTTACCCGAAAAGTTTGTGGTGGATCATTCACATGTATCAGGAAGAGTTCGTGGTCTTTTATGCCGAAATTGCAATTTGATGATCGGTTGGGCCAAAGACTCTTCGGATATCTGTGAGAATGCATCACGATATTTGAACAAAAAGGACTAACTGAAAAACAGATATTTTCTAAATATCACAGTTAGCCGAAAAATGGACTAATGGAGAGAGAGACGACATGAATATTTCTGAGTCATTAAGAAAAAAGTGGGCTGAAGTGATTGACCACGAGGCTCTTCCTAAGATTGCTGATGCACATCGCAGAGATGTGACAATTCAGATCTTGGAGAATCAGCAAAAGGCAATCAAGGAAGAGAAGGAACAACTTCTCCGTGAAGCCGCACCAACTAACAACTACGGTTCAGGTAACATCGGAGCTTGGGACCCGATCTTGATTTCCCTTGTTCGCCGTGCTATGCCTAACCTGATCGCCTATGATGTATGCGGCGTGCAGCCAATGACCGGCCCGACAGGACTTATCTTTGCTATGCGCTCGAAGTACAGCACAATGGCAACGACCAATCGTGATCCTAACACTGGCTTGTTCCCTGATGGAACTGGTACAGACCCGAACGAAGCATTCTTCAATGAAGCTGCAACTGGCTTCTCTGGTTTGGACCCGACCACCCAACTTCCTGGACAAGCAGTTGGAGCACAGGGCAGCAACCCATTTGCTTCTCCTTATCTGACAGGCCATGCAATGACTACAGCGGAAGCTGAAGCATTGGGCTATCTGCCGGGTGAGGCTGGTACTAACTACCAGTTCAATGAAATGGCATTGTCGATTGACAAAGTAACTGTCACCGCACAAAGCAGAGCATTGAAGGCAGAATAAATGATGGAACTCGCACAAGACTTGAAGGCTATTCACGGCTTGGATGCAGAGACGGAACTTGCGAACATTCTCAGCACAGAAATTCTTGCTGAAATCAATCGTGAAATCATCCGTACTCTGTATTTCATTGCTAAGACTGGCGCTCAGAAGTCTGTTGCGGTCCCAGGAACGTTCAACCTCGACACGGACAGCAATGGCCGCTGGATGGAAGAAAAGTTCAAGGGCATGTTGTTCCAGGTGGAAAGAGATGCGAACCAGATCGCACGTGAGACGAGACGTGGTAAGGGCAACTTTATCATTTGCTCATCTGACGTAGCTTCGGCTCTCGCAATGACAGGTATCTTGTCTTATGCACCAGCATTGGCAACTAACCTGAACGTTGATGATACCGGCAACACATTCGCTGGCGTGTTGAAGAATAACACCAAGGTCTTTATTGATCCTTACTTCAATAACACAGGCGACTTGAACACGGAACTGTTGATGGTCGGCTATAAGGGCGCAAGTCCGTATGATGCTGGCTTCTTCTATTGCCCATACATTCCGTTGCAGATGGTACGTGCAGTTGGTGAAATGAACTTCCAGCCCAAAATCGGTTTCAAAACAAGATACGGACTTGTCGCAAACCCATATTACACCAATGCAACTGGCGCAATCACAGCAACATCGAACCCGTATTACCGTTTGATCCAAGTGAAAAATTTGCAGTGATAAGTGGTTTGTTTTCAATAATTTACAAATAAGACCGGAGGGCGACTTCCGGTCTTATTTTGTCCAAGATTATACTTGTCTATATAGTTTCATGAGTCAACAACAATTCTACGTTTACATTTATTACGATCCAAGAAACAATCAGCCGTTCTATGTGGGAAAAGGGTGTGGACGCCGATGTTACGATCATCTCAAAGAAACAGAATATAACACCGACAATATCTTCAAGTGGCGAAAAATAAACTCTATCAGAAATGATGGGAGCGAACCGATTATCAAAAAAGAAATAGAAAACCTTACTGAAGAACAAGCCTATAACAATAAAGCCAGTCTCATTCGCCAGTACGGGAGAACCGGAATAGACCCACTGGGCATTCTTACCAATCGGTGTGAAGATCTTCGACCACCATCAGCAAAAGGCAAAAAGTTTAGTGAAGAGCACAAAGCCAAACTCAAAGCTGCCTATTGGAAACGAGTGTCGGAGCCTGAATATGTGCATCCATGTGCCGGAAAGAACCCTAATATATCGCCGGAAGGATTGGAACGCATTCGTGCAGCCAACCGGAGACCAAAAACGGAAGAGGAAAAACGAAAAGTAAGTGAATCAAAAAAACAAGCATACCAAAACGGACAAATTCATCCTATGCTTGGGCGACATCACACAGAAGAAACCAAGGGCAAGATCAGTCGTAGCAATACCGGAAAAGTCCGTTCTCAAGAACACATCGAAAAAATAAGACAATCTGTTCTTGGAACGCATTGCAGCGAGGAAAGAAAACAGGCAATAGCTAAGGCGAATGCTTCAGAATGGAGAATCATTGATTCGCAAGGTAACTCCTTTATGATTGACAATTTGAATTCATGGTGTAAACAAAATGGATTTGCCTCTCAAAATTTTATTGCAGTATCCAAAGGTCGCCTTCCTCATGCCTATGGTTACAAGTGCGAGAAGATTTCCTAAATACTGGTGTGATCTCATTTACTCAATACATTACCGAAGAACACGAGCACGAGCATGGAGATTTATGCAATCCTTTTTAGCCTTCACGTTGAAAGAGAGTTACATCAATTTTGGCGACTATAATCTGGAGAACAAATTCCATCACTACAATACCATCCTATTCGACAACCAGATACCTCCTTGCCCAATTGTCTGGACTGACAATCTGAAGAGTGGGAGTAAGGCCGCAGCCGGTCTTACTACGTTCACACACAGAGGCAGAGAGTATGTGCCAGGGACATTGAAGATTCAACTCTCGACACGATTCAAGCGATCCGAGCAGGAAGTAGATTCGACGCTGATTCACGAGATGATTCATGCGTACTTGATTGTAAGTGGATTCCCGGATGAGAATCATGGTTATCGGTTTCTCGCCCAGGCGCACAGAACCGAGCAAATCACGGGCATCAAAATCGCCGTCACCGACGAATTGAGCGCCCTGGAACTCACCGACGAGACATTCACAGAGACAACGGTATTGTTAAAGAAGTACCGGCAAACTTCATGGGACGCCATCTTTTACAGTGGCACAGCCTTTGACGATGCACAGAAGCAGAACGAACTCAAAGCATATTGGGGAAGGCCGGGGAGGTTGCCAGCCGGGGAAGAGATTCTGGTCATCAAGCTACACAGCAATTTGTTGATGAAGTACGGCGGCAGACGCACGATCAATCAGACCAAATGGCACATCATCAGCACCAACGAAGTCAATGATATTTTGCAGCGTGGGCAAATCATGTTCAAGATCGAACCTGGGTCTGCGTCTCATGATTTCGCAACCAACAATCTGCCGACGAAAGAGACGTTGGTGGCGATGCGAACTAACACACGAACGAATCAATCCGAAGGTGCGTTCTATGTGCCGCAGTTAGCGAATGACCGGGCGAAGCTGCAACTCATCATGGACAAGTGGAAAGAGTTTCACAACTACGGATACAACGTAGACATCTTTCTGACGACAACCACGGTGTTCAATCGGGGCTTCAAGATGCAGCGAGATCCTAACAAGGCATCTTACTACGTCTTCAGATCAGACACGATTGAAGATGTTCGCCGGAACGCTAGGTACCTTGCTCAGTGGCACCAATAGCGATAGAGCGCAGACACAGGTCCATCATGTCGGCGCACCAGTCTTCATAGGTGATCTGACAGTTTCCGTTGCACATGCCACACTTCACCCAATCGAGATGTTGGAAAGACGTGCGATGATAGCCACCAGTGCCTTTACACGTAGGACAACTAACTAGCAGTGGAAAAGTAAGTGGCGATGCGTCTCCGGGGCGTGTTCGCATGGGCTTGGATGTGGTTCACCCTTTCCGAATGTGGGTGAGTCTGAGAGAACCCATTGGCTGCTGATGCCGGTAGGTTGCTCTTCGTTCAATCGCTTGATAGCTTCTTCGTCAGAGAGGCACATGTAGACACTAGCATTGCAGATGCCGACGCTGTATGCGTAGAAATCCTTCATGGCTTTTTTCATAGGTCATTTCTTCTTATGAGTTGTTGTTGGCCGGGGCGGTGCTGTGCGGACCTTACACGGATAATTTAGGATGCCGCCCTGTTGCGTAAGAATGCAAGTTTCATCCGACTGAAGCCGCTTGGCCTGGAACATGATGATAGCTTGCATGAGTTGGTCTTTGGTGAGATGCGGCGGGTCGCTGCCGATCAGGAACTCAATCCAATAGTCTTTTGGTAGTGGCTCCAGGTTGATGACGAGCTTGTTGTTCCCAGCGTCTGCGAATCTCGTGCTCTGAGCATGAAGAAATACGCCGCCTAACACCAGACACGCTGTGGTGAGGATGATAAGCTCGATCTTAGCCCATTTGTACGAGAGTCTTTTCATAATCCCTTTCCACTTTTCAGTTCCAGAAGTTGCCGGAAGGCCCGGACGATATCATCCTCAGTCCAGCCTGGGTTTGATGGGACGCCATTGTCGGCCAGAATTTGACGGAGGTCTTGCCGGAACTTGGCGAAGGATGATTCTAACTGCTGAATCCAGTCAAGACGTGCTCTGGCTACCATGTTGGGATCGCAAATGCTCATGATAGTAACTCCCGTATGATCGGCGCAAGCTCGTAAGGGATGAGGTTGAAGTAATTGCAAGTCTCCCACCATTCATTTTCCGCTCTTTTCACGAAAACGGACAGTTGGAATCCTCGCTCCATCCGAATGTGCGTGATGCCGTAGACCGGCCACATGGCATCGTCCGGGTGGTAGAAGTGTTCGACGGAGCGAACATCGTCATTCATTTTCAGGTACGGATGGTCAGGTTCTAAGGCGCAGAACTTCATTTGCGGCGTCCTTTCTGGAGTTTCTTGACCGCTGTGCCGAGTGCCTTTATTTGCGCTCTGGAGGCGATCCAACCGGCCTCTGCGAATTCCCGGTGTACGTCAGGGTGGAGGTTCAACGAGCCAGCCAGGATGCTTATAACGCCAAATGCGGTGGCATTCAGAGAGACAGGGCCATTCGAGCAAGCCTCAATATGGCACGTCAGGCATTCAAGCAGTTCTTTCGCACGTTTCGGGAGCTTCTTTTTTCTCCCGAAGGGATAACCATGCAGGGTCCGTCGTGTCATAGTTCCTCAAGTGGCTGCACTCAGTAACAAAGCTCACGATACGCCGTGTACACAGCATACCTATACCCATTCGGCCCTCAAGCCAAGGAAGGAATCGAACCTATCCAGAGCACCTATTGACGGCGGCTGTACAATCCGTCGCAACAGTTTACCGAATGCAGCCACTTTCAGAATAGCAAGAAAGGTGTATCATGTCAACTACGATGCGTAAGCAACAATTTCGTAGTTGCCGGTGACTTCCATTTTGTACCACGTCACCGTGATGAAAATTCCGTTGCCGATGGGCAGGTGTTTCCGGCCCTCGTTGCCGTTGACTTTCCCGGCCACGGTTTCATCTTCAAACTCGTGCCAGTCGAAGCCGCACGAAGCGATGGCATCTTGAATGACGCCGAATGCCGCAGCCTTGCCTGGGTAGCGGGTCTTGTTGACAGGCTCCAGAAGGCCGTTGAGCTTCTTTGTGGCCTTGCGCTTGGCAGTCGAATCCATGATTGTGGTGTAAGGGTCACGGTGATCGTCATGGTTGCTCGACGCATACGCCACGACTTCATACCGGCCAGATTCCATGCGGTACCACGTCATTGTCAAGAACGTTTCCGGCCCGACTTGAACGTGAAGACGGCCCTCGTCGCCATGCAGATGCTCATGCACTTTGCTTGGGTCCAGGTCGTTCTGCGTGAGCACCATCGAAATTTCCCGCATGGGCATTCCGGTGTGCTTCTGTGAATTGACGTAGGCCAACTCAGCATTCATCTTTTTGGTGAGTGCCTGTGCTTCAGCCGGGGTGAGAGTCTTAGTCATGACTGTATTTAGCCCTTGAGTTTCGCAACCACTTCGTCCGGTAAGTTGTACATCGTCCGCAGGACTTCCGCATTGTTGACGGGCAGCGGATTGCGCATGTAGTAACGCCATTCCTTTTGTTCCGGCGCTCCGTTGATTGCTTCGTCCAAGTTGATGGTCTGAAGACGTTCCCAGGTCACCGTTTTGGCGGTGACCTTGATCCGCACGTCAGGCTTGTCGGCGTGATAGTAGTAAGGCGTTGCCATGTTATGCGTCCACCAGTTCTTCACGGAACTTCCAGACAGCGGCAGCTTCGGAGAAACCGTTGTAGACAGTCTCGCCGTCCCAGGTCATTTCCATCTGGCCGTCCATGATTACGACTTGCAGCTTTGTTCCGTTCATGCTTACAGGATACCGCAACTCCGGGCGAAAGTCAATAGATACATCTAAAATTTTTCGTACTTCGCCCGGAGGAATGCAAGTAGTTGATCCGGCGTCATTTTCCGGCAGCGATCAATCTCCTGGTTGGCCTTGATGCGCTTCAGGAGATCCATACGGCGGCGCTTGATCTTCATGGCGGTCTACTTCAGGTGGCCGGTCAGCACCCAATAGATGACGTACAGCCATCCGAGGAAGCCGTGAATGAGGCACCAGATAATCGAGTGGTTGGTGATCCAGGACAAGTAGATGGC